CTTGATCTTGTTGAGCGTCAGCGTCTGCAACGGACGCGCCGGGTCGTTGATCAGCGCCCGTTGTGCCTTGGCTGCGTAGGCCGCCGCCCACTCGAACGTCGGCGACGGACTGCCGACTTCGACCGCTATCACTGACTCGACCGGGCTGTTTTGCGTCTCGCCCCAGAGGACCAGATTGGAGTAGGTGTCGCGCTTGGCCGAGAACACGTGACCGAATAACTGTCTCTGCCAACCCCACCGGCCTTGATCTTCAAAGCCATACTCCTGATCCCAGTCGAAGAGCGAATTCGAATCCGTATACGGCATCGCCACGTATTCAAACGGCTCCTCTCCCATGTTGGAGATTGCCTGCGTGAAGTCCGGCACGCCGACACCGCCAGCAAGGTGACCATCCGTCGGCAATTCAAGGTCAAGCCCAACCGGCGTATTTTCTCCGCCGCGCGAGCCGAAGTAGTTCAAGCCAACCGTGATGTCGTTGGCGTTGATGCTCTTGAACACCGACGTGAGCGTGACCACCGCGGCAGCGGCAACCGCTGTCACCGGCAACGTAGAATTTTCGTTGATTGCCGCAGCGATCGCCGCTGCGATCTCGTCCGCCGTATCGGTCGTCGAAAGGTTGATGCCGAGATGTTCCCCGGCAATATAAAGATGCAACGTGCCAGCCGAAGTCGGCGGGGCATTGACTGTGATCGTGCCGGTCGCTGCGGCTGCAGCAGCCGGTTCGGCCACCGGCAAGCCCCACACTTCGTTGGCGAAGTTGTTGTCGTAGTACGCCTTGAACATCCGGTGAAGTTCAGACCCTTCACCAAAGTGCGCAGCCGCCTGCGACAATGATCCAACCGGGATCGGCATATCCGCGGTCGCGTCACCGTCCGCGGTCATCACGCCAACAATCAACGCACGCAGGTTGATGTTCGGAAGTCCAGCCATCGATGAGTCGACTTCGACCCAATATAAAGGGACCTTTATATTGGCCGGAATGTTTGCGAAAGAGATAGGCATTTTACTTTCCTTTCCCATTTGTGAGGATTATATTAGGCTACCCCAAGCCACTAGAAACGGACCCTAGCAGATGGGCTCACCGTTAGATCATCATGTCGTTTATTGGCTGTATGACGCCGGTTGTGTTTCGCCGAAAAAAGACGGCTATATCGGCGCCTCAAACAATCCGACCAAGCAGGCTTGGCGATATGAGAAGGCTAAAAAATTCGGGGATAAAAAATTTCAGATGAAAATTCTATTTTGGGGTAGCAAGGAAGAATGTTTGGCAGTCGAACGTCAATTAAGACCGCATCACGGCATTGGGTGGAATAAAGGCGCTGGCGGATTTAAAGATGGCTCTGGTTGTAAAGGCGTTGCCAAGTCAGCGGAGCACAAAGCTAAAATACGCGCTGCTGCCCTAGCTCGTTATCAAGACCCTGCTGAACACAAGCGCACGTCGAGAGACGTAAAACGAGGTCTTGGAAGGAATCATAGCGTCGGCGTTAACAATCCGATGTTCGGTCGCGAGATGTCGGACAAATCCAAGCAAAAAATCCGCGATCGGATCGAGCAACGTGGCGGCGTGTTCGGCAAAAACAATCCAAACTACCGCCACGGTCGCTATTCCGACAGTTGACTACTCGGTGGTGGCACTCTCGGTTCGCCGCCGATGATGTTGCTGCGGCTGTTTGTTTCTCTCGTCGGCCTGCTCGACTTTGATCACGCCCTCGGCGATACGCCGCTTGGTGAAGCGATCATTCGGCCACTCGATGCTGCCCTCTGGCCGGAATGCGATGCCACTGGGATGCTTGAGCACCCGATACTTCTCATCGGTTGGCACCACACGAACCTTGCTACGTCCTTGCGGTTTCGCCGCCATGATCCGTTCTATCCGCTCGCGCCGCCGCTTCGCACGGAGCGATACGTCAGTCTTTACCTCAACCATCTTTCTGCTCCTTCTGGTTCGGCTTCGCTTGCGTCGTAGCCGTCTCTAGAACCAAATCAACTCCAACCTGCTGTCTCTGCGCCATCTGCTCTTCGGTCTCGCCGATCTTGATGCCGGTGCGCAGCCTCATCTCGTTAAAGTCATCGAATGGCCCCGGCGACCAGACCGTGCGATAGAAAACGCTCACGTCATACTGCAGTTCGGCAAGCGGTGTTTCATTATTGGCTTGGTTGGTGCCAAACTGATGCCGTCGCTTGCCACCAACGACGCTTTCAAACATTGTGTTGTCAGGATTGCCGAAGCCGAGATGCGGGTTATACGTGTCGATCACGTTTGACAGATACGGGTCTTCCCACAAGATGTGCATGATCTTCCAGTACGCCGCGTCGATCGTCCTTTCCGCGGCTTCATCATCATTGAGTGCAACCCTTACTGAAAATCCGATGCGCAGCGTGTGACTGAACCGGATCGCTGTGGCATTGGCATCGCCGTCTCCCGCCAGATTTTCGTCGAGGAAATAGACAGCGAGATGCGGCAGCATGGGCGGCGGCACCACCAGCATGCGTGTCTTGCGCTTGGTGTAGTTCGTAAAGAACGGGTCGCGTGCCACCGCGTCGAAAAAGACGTCACGAATTACGAGCGAATAACTTTGTGTGTCGGTGATGCCCATTTTCGATCCGCTGATGCGACGCCTACGATCGTTTCGTATTTGCGGATGGTCAGGCACGTCTGGCCGCCGCCATCGCTGGTGGAATCAATGATCTGGTACTCGCCCTTCGGCGCCTCGTTGCAGTCCTTCGGGATGATGACGTGATCATTCTGCTGCGGCATGACCGCAAATTCGCTGTCACGGATGTCGAGGATCGTGCGTTGATCCGAATAGATCGAGCCATCGTCGCCGACCACGTCGAGCGTGTAGGTGTTGAGAATGCCGCGCCCGGAATAATCCGGCTGTCCGGGTTGCGACTTCAGGGGCCGGAACGTGCATGGCACCGACCAGAAGTCAAAGATCGGCGACTGCAGCAACACGTCGAGATTTACTGCCATTTAATTTCGCCCAGCACTTCCGTCGTCATCCGGTCATGCAGCTTGTCGACCAGCACTTGGCGCAGGATCGGGCGTCTACTTGGCGTTGGCGCCGCCGCTTGCCCGCCCGGCACATATTTCCGTGGCCCCAAACGTCCACGTCGTGCCTGCTTGATGTATTTCAAGAATTCCTTTTTCGGTCGCTCCCGGCGCGAACGCGGCCAGATCATCGTCCTTACAGACACAGTGTTCCCTGCCTGCTTGACCTGAAGGTTCGGGTACTTGCGCTTCATATCCTCGGTCTGCCACGCGACGAGGACGTCCTGCATTTTCTCGTGCGACTCTTCCAATTCATCAAGCATGTGATCGAATTGGGCGACCAGCCGATCGGCGCCTTCAAGATGAATGTCAAAGCTGTCTGGCATGAGCGTCACACATAGAACCGCATGTAGTGATAAAGCAGCGCGTTGACGGTATCCGCCGCCGCACCGAGCGGCCCGCTGGCGCCACCTTTGGCCATGGCCTGATTAACGTCGAAGAACATCACGCGCGATTCCCGGTGCGAGATCGAGCGGATGCCGGAGGTCAGTTCGCGCTGCTGCGACATGCGCGCCGCGCTGACCATCAGCGCCAGCGCCTGCTTGAGTGCGGGTGGCGCTTCATCCGGCAACAGGTAGCCGCCCGTATAGGTCACTCGGATCGGCGCCGACCATGACTGGAAAAACTGCATCTTGCCGCTGCGATTTTCCAGTTCGTAGTACGGCGCCTCGACCGGCGCGGTATGTTGCATCAATTCATCCGAGCGACGGGACGCTCGCACCGTATCCGGGTTGGGATAGGCCGTCGGCGCGTAGACAACCTCAACGTCCTCGTCCTTGACCGGATAGTGCGTGAGAAAGATGCGCCCGCGCTCGGTGTCGTATGGTTCGAGATCACCGCGCCATGTCTCCTGCACCTTCTCCTTGGCAAAGACGCGATTGCACATGGTGGCGATCACGTCGGAATATTGCGTGATCCACAACGCCAGCATCTCGTCTTCGTCGGTCGAGGAGATGTCGAGCATCGTCTTCAATTCGTCGAGGGTGCAGAGATCGATGCTCGCGGCTGGCTCGATGACCTTGATGGTGATGTCAGCCATCAGTGCGTCTCAATCTGATACTGTTCAAACAACCCGCGCAGTTCGAGTGGCGGCACGTCGCTGTTGTCCGACATGATCGGCGTCACCGCATAGCTCGCGCGATCAATCTTCCATGCAAGGATCGTCGGACCCGGTTCACCGGTCAGCCCGCGTTCACCTTGCTTGCCCGGATCACCGCGCTCGCCTTTCGGGCCGGGCTTCCCGGGCCGACCGGCGGAGGCTATCAACTGCCAGTCTGACCCGGGACAGGCGCCCGGGGCGTCCTTCCGGGCCACGAAGCTCGATCCATTCAGCGCCACAATGTCGAAGCGCTGGTAGTCTTTGATCGTCTCGCTGTAGGTGCCGCGGATCACCGGCATCGGTGCATCCACGCCTGCGCGGGCGAGCATGAGCCAGTCGCCACCTTCTCCCGGCACGCGTCCGGTATCGCACTGGGCCTGCCACATCGCACCGTCGTGCGAGACCACGTCAGCTTCGTAGTGAACGCCTTCCTTCCACGCCTTGACGATCGGCAGCTTGCCGGGCGGGCCGATCGGTCCGCGTTCGCCGTCCTTGCCGGGCGTCCCGGTCAGGCCGGTTAAACCGCGTTCCCCGGGCGGGCCTCTTTCTCCTGCCGCTCCCGTCTTTCCCGTTGCTCCCGCTGCTCCGGGTTCTCCGCGGGCTCCGGCTGGTCCGGCTGGACCGGGTTCTCCGCGGACTCCGGCTGGTCCGGCGGGACCTGCTGATCCGGGCTCGCCCCGTTCCCCGCGCTCACCTGCGGGGCCGGGTTCTCCGGCTGATCCGGGTGTCCCGGCAGCGCCCCGTTCACCGGGCGAGCCCTGCTCTCCGGCTGGTCCGGGCTCTCCACGTTCTCCGGGTTCTCCGGCTGGTCCGGGTTCGCCCCGTTCCCCGGGTGGGCCTGCTGGTCCGGGTTGTCCGGGTTCGCCGTCTTTGCCGTCTCGTCCGGGCTGACCGTCGGCGCCGTTTTCGCCCTTCTCGCCGCGCTCGCCTTGCGCGCCGACTTCGCCCGGCGGGCCTTGTTCGCCTTGCTGGCCTTGCTCACCTTGCTCGCCTTTTTCACCGGGTTCGCCTTGCGGGCCTTGCTCGCCTTGCGCGCCGACTTGGCCCGGCTCACCTTGTTCGCCTTTCTCGCCTTGCTCACCTTGGTCTCCTTTCTCGCCGTGCTCGCCCGCTTCACCAATCGGGCCCTGCGCTCCGGGCGTCCCCGGCTCACCGGGGGCTCCGGGTTCACCACTCTGACCATCGATGCCATCCTTGAGTTCGGCCAAGCGCGCATTGACACGCTCGGTGATCTCGGTGCGAAGCTCGGCGATCTCGGCGCGCAACGTCGCCACGACGCTTTGCGCCTGTGCTTCGATCAGTGCGCGCTCACGTTGCCACGCTTGACGTTCACTGTCGAGCACCTCGGCCAGCGCTTCGCGCCAGACGTCAAGCAGAAAGTCGCCTCTGCTTGATTCTGGCTGCGCTGGTGAGGAGGTTTCTGACTTCCCGTTTGATGTCATCACGGTTGCCTTTCGTCTCAGGCGCGGGCTCCGGTTTTGGTTTCTCTGTAGAGGCTGGGGCTGCCGACGGTGCCGGTTTTGCGCCCGGCGATGGCGGTGCCGACGGAATTGCCTCGGCAGCCGACAATGGTACGACCTGCTGCTGCACGCGCGGCTCGTCGCCGGATTTCACGTTATCGAGACCTTCGGTATTCCGTGCTTCGTTCGGCGAGAACACGCCGCCCTGCACCGCTCGTACCAGCGCCTCGATGCGATCTTTGAACTGGGTGCGCAGCAGTGCCGCGGTATCGAATTCGAGGTACTCGTCCGGTTGCCCGTAGAGCCCAAACAAAAGCCCGAAGGCTTCCTCGACGTGGTTGAGGCAGAAGCCGAGCCCGGACGCCAGCCAGAACTGCATCAGCGCCTCGGTTGAGCCGTACGAGGTGCCGCCGCTTAGACCGAGTACCTGCAGCGGGATGCGGAACGCCAGCGCGATGTTCTCGTTCGACAGCTTCAGGATGTCAGCGGTCCCGGCATCCTTGCCGCCGAATGACCACGGCTGAACTTTCAACCCGCTGGTCAAGATCGGCGTACCGCCTTGGTGCAGGTTGCGGGTCTGGTCATTCCAGCGATCGCGCAGCGCCTGCACCTGATCCTTGTCGAGTTGCATCTCGGTCGACAGCACCGCGCTGGGCCGTGCCTCGTTGCGGTAGAAAGCAGCCTGCTGGGCGGCGATCGCGTTGCCGACCCCGATGTCCGGGTAGGCCGCGCAGATCGGCGACTGACCCATGAGCGGCTGCGGGTATTGATAGTTGGTAT